CATTTCGTCGTTGAAATTCCCGAAACACACAGCGACAAACTGAAGCTCGGAGATAAAGAGATTTACATTGATACCCGATTCAACGAGTTTGACCATCGCATTTGTTATGGTACTGTTGTTTCTCCTCCTGAGTTATTGGACACAGGAGTAAGTAAGGGTGACACTCTTTTCTTTCACCACCATGTAACGATGAACAAGTCTCTCAGTCTGGGAGACGACATGTACGTTGTTATCTACGACGAGCATCACGCTCAAGGCTCACACGCTATAGCGTATCGTGATTCTGAAGGAGAGTTGAAGATGCTTTCCGGCTGGGTCTTCCTGCATCCTACAGAAGAAAAAACTCCTGACTCAGTAACTGACTCGGGAATTATTTACGAGCTAGGAACTAACAAGAAGGAAAACCAAACCGCGTCTGTCTTTATGCCTAACGAAGAACTCATTGCTCAAGGTGTTAAGGTTGGAGATGTCATTGGTTATGACAAGGACTCGGACTACAAGATGAAGCTAGACGATGGCTCCATCGTGTATCGTATGCGTGTATCCGATATTGCTTATGTCGTCCCGGACTAAGTTTACGACGGTCGAAGCTGCTCAACGGCTAATGAAGTCAATGGAGGCCGCCATCAATAACATGATTGATGAGGTCAAGAAGCCGGTAGACCCTGAAGCCGGAGGTTCAGCGAGAAAGGCAGAACTTCAGTCTATCAAACAAACTGCGATAGATTGTAAGGAGTTGTTGGTAGAGCGGCAGAGGTTAGAGCAAATGGTCAAAGACCTGAAGTCTACAGGGGTTATTGAAGAGGCTAAGGATTACTCTGGGGGGTTTGCAGAAAAGTTTTCTAAATGAATCGTTTAGTAAAGCTAGATTCGTACGATGAAGATGTTGTCAAGATTTGTCCCAACGGTACGCTTGGCGAGGTCGTCGAGATTGGCGGGCTTCTCATTGGCCTTCCCAAAGAGCCCTCAAGCGGAATCTACGGAGAAGAGCTGGAGGCAAATATGCAGGTGTGGAAACGGTTACCTATGCCACCGGAACTGTCCCGCATTCGAAGCATGGATGAGTGGGCCGAATCCCCGAAGGAGTTTCGAGAGAGATTTCGTCCATATATCGAAGAGGAGTTTAGAAGGCGTCGTGACGGTTTCTGGTTTTACAATGCGGGTAAGCCTACATACATTACCGGTAGACACTACATGCTACTCCAGTGGACTAAGATGGATGTGGGACACCCGTCATATCTCCGTTTCCAACGGGACATCTTTATTCACATGGCTGCGTGCGAAGCTGACCCACGTTGTATCGGGCAGCTTTATACTAAGTGTCGCCGCTCTGGTTACACTAACATATGTGCTTCTGTCCTTCTTGATGAAGCTACACAGGTCAAAGAAAAACTTCTTGGAATTCAGTCCAAGACAGGAAAAGACGCGCAGGAAAACATCTTCATGAAAAAGGTCGTGCCTATGTTTAGGCACTACCCCTTCTTCTTTAAGCCAATACAGGATGGAACAACTAACCCGCGCATGGAGCTGGCTTTCCGCGAACCATCCAAAAGAATTACAAAGAATAACAAGACGTCGAGAGCGGGCGATGCCCTCAACACGGTGCTCAATTGGAAGAACACAACTAACAATGCGTACGACGGGGAAAAGCTCCACATGCTCTATATGGACGAGGCGGGCAAATGGGAGAAGCCGTCAGACATCCGAGAGGCGTGGCGTATTGAGAGGACTTGTCTTATTGTTGGCCGTCGTATTGTTGGGAAAGCTCTTGTTGGGAGTACTGTAAATCCGATGGATAAGGGCGGAGCTGAGTACAAACAAATCTGGAAAGACTCTGACCCAAGCAATCGAAACGCCAACGGCCGTACTGTCTCTGGCTTGTATCGGTTATTTATCCCGGCTTATGAAGCCTTGGAGGGCTTTTTCGATAAGCACGGAGAGCCAATCATTGAGGACCCCCCATCGCCTGTAGAGACACTAGACGGGGACATGATGTCAATCGGTTCCCGCTCCTTTCTTAAAAATGAAAGGGACTCTGTTAAGCACGACGCTAGGGAGATGAACGAAATCATTAGACAGTTCCCTTTCAATCCAGACGAGGCGTTTCGGGATAGTGTTGAGGGCAGCCTTTTCAATATTGGGAAGATATATGAGCAGATAGAGCACAACGAATACATGTACCCTAACCCTGTCGTGCGAGGCAATTTTCAGTGGAAAGGCGGGGTGAAGGACACGAAAGTTTTTTTTAATCCTGACCCGAAGGGTAGGTGGTATATAAGCTGGATGCCGGAAGAGTCTGAGCGAAGCGTGACAAAGGAGGAGCGTGGCCGAAAGGTACCGCCCCACCCTACTGTTGGCTGTGGAGGTGTTGACTCCTATGACCTTGACGCTACGGTAGACAGTAGGTCGTCAAAGGGTGCGTGCCATATATATAACAAGTTCAGCATTACCGGCGCCTCGAATATGTTTGTTGCTGAGTACGCTAGTCGCCCACCTATGGCGAGTATCTTTTACGAGGACGTGCTTATGGCCGCTGTCTTTTATGGCTACCCCCTTCTTATTGAGAACAACAAGTACGGAATCGTAAGATACTTTGAATCAAGAGGTTACGACGGATATGTCATGGACCGTCCAGAACACCTAAAGGTTGGTACCTCGTCTTCTAGAACTAAGGGCTTGCCGTCTAATTCTAAAGATGTTATTCAGGCTCATGCGTCTGCGATTGAAGACTACATCCACAATCACGTGGGTCTTGCTGAAGATGGCTCTCCCGGGAATATGTATTTCAACAGAACTCTTGAGGATTGGATAGGATTCAAGATTGATAACCGAACCAAGTTTGACCTTTCAATTAGCTCCGGTTTAGCCCTCCTTGCTGCTCAGAAAGTGAAACCAAAACCTAAGAAGAAAAGGTTTGAGGAGTCCGTTTTCTTCCGGAGGTATAAGGTCTAAGAGCCTTGGGTTGTATTGCTATATTTGCACAATGCACCCTAAGCAATTCAAATGACCGACGGGAAAGAACATAGCAAGTACAATGGTTTCCCTGACCCCTTTGCAAGTCCAGAAGAAAAGGTATCTCCCGGTTATGGTCGAGCCTTTGCAAAAGCAATAAACGCACAGTGGGGTTATAATGATGACCAGACGTCCTTGTTCCGTCGGCGGATGCAAGATTTTGACAAGAGTCGGGACTACGCAAACGGCACTCAAGACACATCTATTTACAAGCAGATTCTTAATTCCCTTGACCCAAACAATGGTGACGGGACGCTACTAAATCTAGACTGGAGTCCAGTACCTATCGTACCCAAATTCGTTAAGGTTGTTGTAAATCGGATACTCTCTAGAAAGCCGTATCCATCAGTAGATGCTCTAGACCCTGTAAGTCGAGCTGACAAAGATATGGCTCGAGCTACGATAGAGTCTTCTATCAAAGACAAAGACCTTTTACAGGAGGCTAAGTCTTTAGGCTTGCAGCCAAAGATTGACCCGGACGAGCTACCGGATACTACAGAGGAGGCAGAAATCTTTATGGAGCAAAACATGAAGACCAATGCTGAGATTGCAGCTCAGCTTGGTACTGCTCTGACTTTAGATTGGAACGATTTTGATGAGAAGGTCTACCGGCGTAGCGTCGAGGATTTAGTCGTCTGTGGTATGGCTGTAGTCAAAAGGGAGAACGACCCGAACTACGGAATCTCCACCAAGTACATTGACCCGGCTATGTTTCTACATAGCTACACAGAGGACCCCAACATGTCCGATATTGTGTACGGCGCTCACGTTCAAAGGATTAGCATTCAGGAACTGAAGCGACAAGCTGGAACTCAAATCAAGGAGGAGGATTACGAGAAGCTGGCCGCCTCAGTAAAGAACAAGACATACAATAACGGGAGCTCCTTCTACCACAAACAGTACGACAATATTCGGCAGCAGTACACCTATGGTTATGATGACTACTTAGTAGACATCATGGACTTTGAGTTTGTTTCCGTCGACTGTGTCTACTACGAAAAGAAGGATAGTCAGTTCGGAAACACAGGGTTCTATTACAAGGGCCATACTTACAAGGAGCCGAGTAACTCTGTCTACGACCGTGAGGCTCGCAAGATGGAGTATCAGACTGTTTACGGCGGTTGTTACATCTTGGGTTCTGACATCCTGTACAACTACGGGATGAAGAAAAACATTCCGAAGAACGTTCACGATATCAGTAAGGCTCGCCTTTCCTATAGCGTGGCTTGTACGAACCTGCGTCGTATGATGCCAAAGTCCATGGTGTCTGGTGTTGTTGGTTTTGCGGACCAGCTTCAGCTAACGCACCTGAAGATTCAACAGGCCGTAGCTAAGGCTAAGCCTGATGGAGTTCTCGTTGATATCGAAGGTCTTGAAAATGTGCAACTAGGTAGGGGTGGGGAACTAGAGCCCCTCCAGATTCAAGACATCTACGAGCAAACTGGTGTCTTCTATTACCGAAGCAAGAATCCCGAAGGTGGGTTCCAGAACCCCCCGATTCGTTCTATCGAGAACAGTATTAGGAACATCAACGAATTCATCAATCTATACAACCACTACCTCCGTATGATTCGGGATGCAACCGGAGTCAACGAGGTTATGGACGCGAGCACGCCAAAGGGTGATGCCTTGGTCGGGGTGCGTCAACAAGCAATTTCTGCTGGAAACAACGC